CATCAATCTTTTCATCATAATCTTCCACACCAGTTTCATCTAATTGAGGTGTGAATCCATCACCTTTAGACTCAACAGCTTTGCTTAGACTTACAGGCTCTTCTTCCGCAGGTGCTTCTTCATCATCAGCTTCTTCATCATCAGCTTCTTCATCAGCTTCTTCATCAGCTTCTTCATCAGCTTCTTCATCAGCGGATTCTTCTTCTGCCTCTTCGTCAGGTTTATCATCAGGCTTTTCTTCCGCATCAGCTTCTTCCTTTAGAGCCTCGCGCTCTTCATTAGATAGTTGTGCCATTTCTTCTTCGGTAAAATCTGTGTCATTTGGCATATCAGCCACTTTATTGCTATTTGATGTACTCATTTTTTATCACCTCTTGGTATTTCCAGCTTGCGCTGGTTGTTGCGTTTTGATAATGCCCATCTTCTCTCCAAGTTCGACATTATGCGCCTGCTCGCTAATCCTAGAATCAGAATTAGTTTTCTTAACCTTAGCTCTCTCAGTTTCAGCCTTAGCTTCCTTGAGTACAGCATCAGCCGTTTCTTTGCGAACCCCAGCTTTCTGCATGTCAATTTCAAGCTGTTGTATCTCAGCGTCATGCTGTTCTTGCGCAGCTTCTGCTTCAAGCTCTGCCTGCTCTTCTGGCGTTGGTTCAAGCTTATCGTGAATATCAATGCCAGCATCATCAGAGGGCGCACGCTGTCCGTTAATGTCACGGATACGGGTTACTAAATCATCCTTGTCAGGTATGTCAGACATGTCAATAACCAAGTCAAGAAGGTTCAATGCCACATCAGGGCTTAGTTTGGTTATCAATTCAGACATATTTTCAAACATAGATAAGCGCAATGACTCGCGGTAATCCTGCTCTGCTATAATAAAATCACTTTTTGCTGCTGTAATATCATTGATGACAGAGCCATCCTCTTCAACTCTATTGACCGTAGTGTGGGCATATCGTCCACGATTGCCTGCAATATATATTGATTTCTCTTCGGTATAAAATTGTTCAATCAAAGATAATACAATCTCACCCTGTAATTGTTGTGAGAAACGGAAGTTGTCAAATATCTCTGCCGTTACAACAGAGCCTTCGTTTTGCTTGGCTAAAATTGCCTTGCCAGAAACAAGGTTTGACTCTTGCCCTAGATTCTCATTGGTAACGCCAGCAACCTCGCGGATAGCTTGCTTGTCATCAGCCATGATTTCCAAATGCTGCTGTGCAACATTGTTGTTTGTATCAATATCAAACCTAGCATCTTTTTTGCCATCAAGTTTGATGATTGCATCAGGTCGAGATATTTCTTCCTCAATCTGCTGCCAGCCAATCGGGGATGCTGCGTTGGCTTCTGCAATAACTCTATTTGTGGATAGGATATGCAAAGCTTTTGAGCGCCGCTTATTCAAATCTTCCTGAACACCACGGATATTCCGAACCATACCATAAGGCGCACCATCACGCTTGCGGCGATATGATGGCAAGGCAATGAATGGAAGATGGTTATGTCGGTACGGGCTTTCGCCATAATTCAACATGATATTGCCAATAAAGATTGCAAAATGTACCTGCATAGATATTGAGTCAGTAATAGAGGCTGTGCCTTCACGAATCTCAAACTCAAGTGTATCTGCATCAGCGAGTGATTCTTTAGTGCCATCAAAGAAGCCGCCACGAACCATACGAACTTGTTTTGGCTCCCGATACCAGCACTCAATAACCCTCACGATACTACGGCGATTATCCAGCACTGAGAAATCATCTTGGAATAATGGAGTAGTCCACTGTGCGCCTGTAGATGTTTTATCTGCCACCGTTGTGTTCACAGCAAACTCAAGCTCATCCTGAGCCACTGCATCATACGCCTTGGCAGCAAACTCAAGTTCGGAAACTTTGTCAGGGTACATTGCTTTGGCAATATCCAAATCAAGCCACTTAGCGCGAATCACATACCGACAATCATCCATTGATTTAGAGCGATAGCGATGGTCGAACCACATATTACGCCAATCTTCATGGCGAATAAATATGGGGTCGTCTTCCTTATCACCCCGAATACCAATCTCAATCCAGCCTATGCCTGCTGTCACTTGGTCTTTGAATGATGTTGAATTTTCAATCTGCCCGTATGATGTATCTTGGACATATTTAAGGAGTTGTGATTTTGCTCTGGCAGCAATAGAGGCTTCGCGTTCATTCTTTCTTGGTAGAACCCTGTAATCAATCTTGGTTCTTTTTTCAGTACCGATAACCCAATCAATAGTGGGCTTAATCTCATTTATAACAAGCGGCGCTTGACCACGCTCTTTCATTGCAGCTTCGTCTTGAGGAGTCCACTGTAAACCGTCATAAAAATCTTCATCTAAAGCCATTTCATAACGTGCTTCTGCCTGCTGTATGCGTGCTTCATCCCAAAACATGCGGACTTTTTCTAAGGCCTCATGTTCTTCATCTGATTGCTCAAAACCTGCTTCTGGCTCACCGTCAGGACGACCTGTTAATTCATCTCCAAGCTGGTGTTCATTGCTCTTGATATTTTTCCCTTTCGTCATCCCTGCCATCATACCCTCCTAAATCACACGCCAGCTTCTAGCTCTCTTCCTTGTTGACTTTCGAGCGAATGATAACACACGTTCGGCAAAAGTCAGAGCTAAAGCATCTGCGTCATCTGGAGATTCAAGCCCACGCTTCTTCATATCTTCTTTTTTCTCAAGCTGTAATTTGTTTGATGCTGTATAAAAATACTCTGGAGATACAAGCCCTTTGGTAAGCTCCTTGTCGTCTATAATGTCAGCACCAGCTTTAATCCAATCATTCATTCTAGCCCAGCATTCCATACGCTTGTTAAAATACCTGTCGCCGTCCTCTGGTGAGCCTGCCGCCTGTACCTCAATAACATTGAAGCCAAGCTCGGTAAGCCTGTCAATAACGCCACCGCCAACCCCAGCCCCATCCACAAATACTGCATCAGGAGATTCATTCATAATCTCTCTAGCAATATGCGCGGCGAAATCCATTGTGCTTATGCCGTTCCATTTTTTTGTCTCAAGATGTTTTCTTCCGCGCCGTTTAACAATAACACTATTGTTGTAACCAAAACGCGCCACATCGCAGCCAAAAACAAGCGGCTGGCTACCATATCCCTCTGCCTTATAAGCCACGCAATCACGAACATCCTCACTAGATATAAACTGTGCAGAGCCTGCCCTTGGAAAAACACCACGCACACGGACACGCACAAAGTCAGAATCCTCACCATAGTCATGCACCCATTCGTCAAGCTGCACTCTATTTGCCATCTTCGCTGTTCTTGAATCAATATGTCGGGTAATCCAGCGATGTGAGAACTCGCCAAAGCAATCAAAGAATCTTCCTGTATTTCTTGTTGGGTTCCCAAAGCAAATCCACATAGCTCCGGGAGTTGTCATTGCGCCTTCGCAAACTTCCCAAATACAGTCAGCTACCGCAGATGCTTCATCGAATATCATCAACACATGCTCTTCATGCGTACCAGCAAACGCTTCTGAGTTCTTTTCTGACCAAGGTATTGCAGATGCGTACCAAGTCTCAGGATGCTCTTTTAAATAAAATTTTGTGGCTGTCCACTGGAACCAGTGTTTGTTTAGCGATAGGCGATGCCATTTAGCAAGCTCCCGCCATGTTTTGTTTGTAAGCTGTGCTTGGGTATTTGCGGTTACAACAACCTGTGGGTGTGGTCTGGTAGATACAAACCAAATGATAATCCATGCAACCAAAGCTGATTTTCCGATACCATGCCCTGATGAAACTGCTACCCTGATTGCAGCTTGAACAGCCTCATTAACATTCATGCCAAGCTTTACTTTCTCGCTTATTTCATTAGCGACTTCAATCTGCCAAGTGTCCATGCCATCCTGTTTGGATAGCGCCCCGCCTTCTTCACCCCACGGGAATGCGTACATAATAAAGCCAGCTAGGTTATCAAAGTAGCTGGCTATATCTTCGGCTAGTTGCTGTTCGGGGTTCGACATGCCCGTATTTTAACAGGCATGCCATTATACCGCAACATTTATACTCTCTTAGTTATTACCGCCCAACAGAATTTTACACGACTTAGAAAAGGAAGGCTGTTAATTGCCTGTAATGCCGCTTCCGCCAGCTTCTGCCGTTTCATTATTTCACGTTTGGCTTTCGTGCTTTTCAATAAACCTCTTTCCTTCCTTGTTAAGCCTTTCAAATTACTCTCCTTAATTGCTTGCAGATTTCTTAGCTCGCTCTTCAACCCTCAATCTTAAACATGGATTACAAACCTTCATCTGCTTTGGTTTAATATCCATCATTTCGCTACCACACCACTTAGCCTGTGCTGTTGGTCGATTGCAGTCGTTACACTTGCGGTATTTAACATCAGCTACATTCATTTCTTACCTCCAAAATTTACAGCTATCACATTCTCGTTGGTATCCTCAATTCCTCGCTCATCAATCTTGTCACCGCCAACTTCTTCCGGTGAAAAACACGCCATAGTTCCAAGCAGAGTTAAGCTCTTTGCCACGTTATCATCCTGAATATTAAGACTGCCAAAAGCATCGTTATCAACGATTGTATAGATGGCATGAAGGGCAGTGGAAACAAGCTCCTGCTTTCTGCTTTTATCCATATCGTAAATATCTTTCTTGCCTTTGACTGCCGCAGAAACGCCACATAAGAACCCGACATGGTAGAAAAAAACCTCAGCATCGCCAGATTCCTTCTTATTCAAAACATCCTTCATGCATTTTGAAATGTTGTGTGATGCTAGTGCCGCTTGATTTAATTCTCGGATGGATAGTTCAATCGCTATTTCGTCAAGCTGTCTCATTGCAAACCCCTGTGATGTCGCAGTGTGCGCCTTATAATACTGATTGTCAACTATCAATATGTATTTGTATTTAATGTGCTGCTTTCATACCATTACACCAACTCAGCAGGGTAGCAT